TTAAAAATTTATCTCGGAAAATTACTAGGGTAAGCCCTAGAATTTCCCTCGTAATTACTAGGTAATTATTCTAATGTATTCTCAAATAGTATTTTCTCTAATATCTACCAAAATTTTGCTACAACTTAGGGTGGTATACGGGTAGCCACGGGGGGTACCCTATACTATATACACAAGCTCAACCTAAAATCACCAGAATCCCCTGTTAACCACCCTGTGGCTATATACTGGGGAGTATTATTCTGTAAATCTCGTGGCTATATACTAGGGTATACCCTAGGGGGTATGTATATTTAGATATATATTATATATAAACCCCCCCGTGTAACCTTAATTACATTATACACCCACTTCTACCTTTTGTCAATGACGATATGTTACAAAAGTGTCGCACTCTACAAATAATCTTAAAATAGTACTTGACAAAAGTCTATATCATGTGTATACTAGAATCAGGTACACTTTAAAAGGACACACAAACACTACAGCATGCACGCATGCACAATCGGTCATCACTAAACTGTACCTATATGGGAATAACCTAGGATTCCCTACAAAATTAAAAACTATGGCAAAATTTGAAGCAAACATACCAAGCTACTTAAGATCAGGTGCAGGATCTGTACCTATTGATAACAACTTTGCAAAAGTTGACAGTGAGCCAGGAAATTTATCACAGGTTATTGATAACTACACTAATAATTTTAGTGGGGTAATCAAAAGCCCTGATGATATGAGTATGTCTGCACCATCTATGGAGATGGACATGGCACCTAAAGAGATGCCAATAGCTCAAGCACCAGTTGAAGAGGAAATAAATCCTTTAGATTTGGAAAGTATTATAAAACCTGCAATGAAAGTAGAACAAGAACCTACTATTCCTTCAGATGCAGACATTGAAGATATACTAGTTGCCTAACGTAACTAATAACCTAACTAAAGATATCTCATTCAAAGAGATAATGGAATTAATAAATGCCAGACATGGATTCTACTACACCAAAGACTCAAGAGACAATTTTAACAGATTCAAAAAAGAATTTAACTGTTTCACAGGAGAAGTTCCTAGACGCACTGTTCGGAGAAGCAAGAGGCAACCCCAGAGTAGCAGGGGAATTGGCAGGTTACTCAGAACACTCTTACCCAAAGTTAGTAAGAAGTCTAAAAACTGAAATAGTATCTAGAGCTGAGAACTACTTAGCTGTACATTCTGCAAAAGCTGCTACTAAAATAGTAGAGATGTTAGAAGAAGATGGTACAACTCCACATGCTAACATTAGAATGGAAGCTGCTAAACAGATATTAGATAGAATTGGTATAGTTAAGAAAGAGCACATAGATGTTAATGTAAAAGCATTACATGGTATATTTGTATTACCTGCAAAAGATAATTTATATGGAACTAAAGAAGATCCCAAGAAAGTCTAGAGTTATTCCTTTTGGATATTCTGTAGATGATACTGGAAAAATACTAATCCCTATTGAATCAGAACTACTAGCTTTAGAAGAAGCTAAAAACTATTTAAAAACTTGTTCGTTTAGAGAAGTAGCTAAATGGTTGTCTAATAAAAGTAAACGTTATATATCATATGTCGGACTTAAAAAAAGAATCACTAGAGATACCGCTTCCGAAGCCAAAGAAATTAAAGACAGTACGACAGAAAGCAAAACAATCAGCTAAAGAAGCATTAGCAAGAAGTAGAAAGAAAGTTGCAGCTGCTGAGCAAGTATTAAGGTCAGCAAAAAAACATGCCGATAATGTTAAGACTAAATTTAAAACAATAGATAAAACATTAGATGGTAAAGAACAACAACTAATAACACAAGATGTTATTGATAGTGCACCTAAGAATGTTCAAGATCACATTGGTTCACAGAAGATAATCTTTAAACCTAACGTAGGTCCACAAACAGATTTCCTTGCTGCACCAGAACGAGAAGTATTTTACGGTGGTGCTAGAGGTGGTGGTAAATCATACGCCATGCTCATAGACCCTTTAAGGTATTGCCATAAGGCAGGACATAGAGCACTTTTACTTAGAAGAACGATGCCTGAGTTGAGAGATATAATAAATCATTCTCAACGATTATACAGCCAAGCGTTCCCAGGAGCAAAATGGAGAGAGCAAGAAAAAGAATGGAGATTCCCTTCAGGAGCAAAAATAGAGTTTGGTTATGCAGAGAACATGACAGACGCTTTACGTTACCAAGGGCAATCTTACACATGGATAGGAATAGACGAACTTCCACAATATCCTTCACCAGATATTTATAATTTTTTAAGATCGTCACTTAGATCAGTTGATCCTAGTATACCTGTATATTTAAGAGCTACAGGTAATCCAGGTAATGTAGGTTCTCAATGGGTTAGGGAAATGTTTGTTAACCCAGCAGTACCTAATACAACATTTGATATTAGAATAGATACACCAGTAGGGACTAAGATTATAACACGTAGGTTTATACCTGCAAAGTTACAAGATAACCCTTACTTAATGCAGACTGATGACTACTACGCAATGCTAGCGTCATTACCTGAAATACAGAAGAAACAATTTTTAGACGGAGATTGGGATGCATTTGAAGATTCAGCATTTCCAGAATTTAAAAAAGATATTCACATTGTTGAACCTTTTGAAATACCTAAAGGCTGGCAGAGATTTCGTGCTGCTGACTGGGGTTATAGTTCTCCTGCTTGCTGTCTATGGTTTGCTATTGATTATGATAATAATCTATGGATTTATAGAGAGTTGTATACCAAGAAGATTACAGCAGATATTTTTGCACAGAAAGTCTTAGAGCTAGAGCAAGGAGAATACATACGCTACGGGGTCTTAGATGCCAGTACATGGGCAAAGAGAGGTGATGTGGGTCCAAGTATTGCAGAGACGATGATACAGCAGGGATGCCGTTGGAGACCGTCAGACAGAACACCTAAGAGCAGAATTAATGGTAAGCTTGAAATACATAAAAGATTTAAGTTTACTGATGATAAAGGTAAGGAACCAGGACTTAGATTCTTTTCTACTTGTAGAAATTTAATTAGAACTCTACCATTATTACCTTTAGATGATAACAATATTGAAGATATAAATACTCACACAGAAGATCACGCATACGATGCTTTAAGATATGGATGTATGAGTAGACCAATGCATACAAGTTATGCTAACAAACTATACAATCGTAGTAATACAGTAACTAACTTTATTCCCTCAGATAAAATATTTGGATATTAGTATAAGAGAATATAAATGAAAAAAATTAAACTGCCTACTATAGATAAAAAGAATTTTCCCTATACACTAGCAATGGTATACTGGGAAGATATTGTTGGATCTTGTGAATGGTCTGACATACCAGATATAAAAAAATCAAAGACAGCTATATGCTGTAGCTTTGGATGGTTAGTAGAACAAAATTCTAACACAACTGTTGTTATGGCAGATTTTATATTTGAAGATAGCAATACAATAAAAACAGGTGGTGGTTATACTACTATCCCAACAAAGAATATAATACAAATTAAGAAAATAAAAATATAGGAAATATTATGGAAATGAAATTTGACCCCAGAGCTAAAGTTAAGCAAGGAGATCTAAGTACAAGTCCTGAAGGTAAACAGCCTAATCAAGCACCTGGAGATTTATTAATATCTCCTAGTAAAGAAGATGTGTTGGCTAATACTGGAGATGGTAAATTTGGATATCACGAACCAAAAAAATTTAAAAGTCAATTAGATGCTAACTTTGATAAGTTGGCTGATGAGAAGGATTACTAATGGCTGACGATAACATGATCTTACCTAAATCTGGTTATGTACCTAAGCAAAAAGATTTAATAAATAAAGTTAATAAAGCTAGTAATTTTAATAGTGATACAAAAAAGTATCTAGTAAAAGAATTAAATAAAAATATTACAAACTACGAAAACAAAGGTAAGAAACCAGGTATACTAAAAAAAGTTTATAATAATTTATTTAATAATAATAAAGATAAAAAATATGGACAGAATGATTTACTAAAAGGCAGTAAAGATTACTATCCACCAAAACCTTAATAGGAGAATAACATGACAATAATGGGAAGATACAAACATGGTGAACTTTCACCTGATGTTGCTAAAGCTAAAAATGAAAAGCTTGCTATAGATCCAAATGCTAAAGTTAAGCATGGTTCAGTAGCTGGAGATGGCAATGACAAACCAGGCAAGAAAG